TCTCAAGGGTTTATAACTTAATATAGGGAAACCACCCGCTAACGCTCAACGACCGAGTACTAACTACCAAGGAAAGGTAGGTCGCCAAATGAAAAGAAAAAGGTTCATAGCAATTGGTATGATTGCAACGCTAATGACAAGTGGCACTGGAATAGCTTTTGGAGCTATGATAGAATCCACTGAGTCATCGAACAAAGAACAACCAATAACACAAGTAACAAAGCCAACACCAGTAATTGATTCTCCAGTAACAAAAGAAGTTATCTTCTCAGGGCCAGTGAAGGCTCTAGAGTTAGCAGTTGGGCCAGTCCTGGCCTCAGATGCACCTCTTATTGGATCAGTAGATTGGATGGCTCAGCAAAAGGCAGAAAAGGATAAGCTCAAGTCCGATGCCGAAAAGAAGCAAGATGAGCTAGAGGCAGAGATTGCCAGACTGGAAAAAGTTGCCAGCGACACCAAGACATTAAATGAAACCTTGGTCTTAGTTAAAAAACAAATTGGTAAAACACCATGGGTCTTTAGTGGATCCACACCATCATCCTGGGACTGCTCAGGATTGGTTATGTGGACATATGCTCACCTGGGGGTTAACCTAGAGCATAGTGCAACAAAGCAAAGACTATCTGGACCTATCGTCACCGTTCCCAAGATTGGAGACCTTGTGTCTTTTAATCATCGAAGCTATGGTAGTGCATACCACATTGGAATCTACATAGGTCCTGATGAAATGATACACGCAGGCGGTAAGCCAGGTGACAGGACTGAAGTTCGTTCGATAAAAGGCTGGGCCAATGACAACGGCGGTAGCGACATTACGTACACTAGAATTATAGAGACTAATAACTAGGGAAAACATGTTTGGAATAAAGAAAAACATACCAGAATTAGCAGAATTTTTTGATATGGCGGACCTTTATCATACTAGGACAAAAGATACTTTTATAGAAAAATTTGGCCACACCATAGACAATATTAAGATAATTAAAAATGGAATATCTAGTGAAGAAATTAATCGAGCATTAAAAGTGCTTAGTTGCCATCCAGTGCTTTTAGATAGAGATCATTGCTATTCAACATTTGATATTCCAAACTTTGGGCCATGTGAAGACCACGATGACTTTGCAGAATACATGAAGCCTAAGTTAATAAGAATTGCCGAAGCTGAGTATAACGAAGAGCTTTTGCCAGACAAACCACTTCTTTACATGACCCATCCAACTGGATCTTCTATTGGCCCACACACAGACATTCTTACAATTGATTATGAAAACAATGATCCAGAAAAAGATGAAGGACCAAGCAAAGAATATCAAGCACAAAATATTGAAAACATGTGGAGTGGTCACTTGGCAATTTTAGCCTATTTAAATGATGACTATGATGGTGGCTACCTATATTTCCCAGAGTTTGATTATTATCTTAAGCCATCTGCTGGAGACATAGTAATGTTCCCAGGCAGCTTGTATTACGTACATGGGGTGTCTCCTGTGACAAGCGGAGTTAGGTACACATTATCACAATGGGCTAAATTCGCTTTTTATAAAAATAACGTCTAAAAGTTCGGCGGTAAATAGAAGACACATGTCTTACTACATTACTCCGTAATGCTATTGACAAACATCCTAGTATCCCGTATAATTGATATAACAGGAAAGAGTAATAATGGAAACCACTAAGAGAAGTTTAATTAAGACACTAAGCTGGGAGTTTGTACACCTAGTTATCATAGCAGGAGTAATCTACATACTCACAGGAGAATGGGAGTATGCTACTTTTGGAGCACTTATCTACATCGCATGGGAAGCTCTAGCATATTTCATCCATGAGCGTATCTGGTCTAAGTTCGTAAAGATCAAATAGCATGTTTGCAACAGCCAAAAGAGACACATACATTAATCGTATGAGTGATGTTGATACTGAATTTGCTATTCCAGAGGGAAAGTGGATGTTCCACATCACATCCCCAAATCAGGTCAAATATCTCCAGCTAGGAGAAATTGCAATTTGGGATATGACCACAGGTGGGGTATGTTATGGATATGCCAAAGACTGGGAAGTATCTAGTAGCTTATAGTAAAGAACAATATCCCTCAAGAAGAGTGGACATAATCTAGTTTATTGTGCTTTTTAATATTGCACTGACCATGAGAAGGTCTAACATTATCCAGGATATCATGACCACCTTTTGACAATGGAACCACATGGTCAATATGAAGTCCTCTTTCCCATCCAGGAGCACCTACAGATCTGGGGGCATCTAAATCAACCTCATCATTACACAAATGACAAATAGTTCCATAAGTAAAGATAACTGTAGAAGCAGAGAAAAAGTCTCTTTGTATATCAAATCCTTGTTTGATTAAATTCTTAAATCTTGTGCCAGACCTAATGTTCCTATTGGTCCGATTGTAATGCTTAATTCTTTCTTTCTTTTCTGGACGCTTCCTATACTCTATCCAGTAGGCTCTCATAGCCTCAATGCATGGCTCGCAAAAGGCATCCCTGTATTTACGCCTATGATCATCATGACCAGCTTTAGTTCCACATTTAGGATGCATACTTTAATTGTATCAAATTTTCGGGGGATTTACAAGAGCCTTCGTAATCCCTAGTATAAGATATAACCCCTAGTAATAACAAATAGGGTTTTCTGATATACTGGATACATGACAAATGACCAAATCATTATATGGCTGATATCTTTCTTTGGCATTGCTTCTGCTATATTGGCATATCTAAATAGCCAACAGCCCCCTAGGCGATGAACCAAATACCCCCAAAAAATTGATACCATGATACCACTTTGATACTAAAGTTATACACATATTTGATAAGTTATTCACATAGTTATCCACATATATATCTTACTGTGGATAATTCTATTTGGCTATTTGTGGATGGTTGTGGATGGATATGGGGAATGGAGCTTATATAACGATGGGTTCGTAATGCCGCACGGCCAAATACCCTAGCACACTTTTGTCAAATTGTCAATACCCAATATCAAATACTATTTCCCCTATACCACATATCCATCAAATTGTCAAATATTGTATACTTGTATGCTCCAATTTGGCATATAAAAACATATAATAATATCCCCAATTTGGGATAAAATATTTGATAATCGTAATGTTATTTTAAGAAACATATCCCATATTTGGGGAAAAATCCAAAGGGTTCGTAATGTATATTATACTAGAGGGATTTGTTATCCAGGGTATCTTCTGTACCCTCGGAAATCGCCGCCTGCGGCTGCTGCTCTTGGCCCTCTAAAAATTTCGGGGTATATGTGAAGAGACTAGATATACCAGTAATAGAAGTAAAGGCAAACCATAATGTAGGACCTAGATCTTTACCATAGTCAGGTATAGGCATATTACTAAATGCTTGAAAATACCTTCTTGGGCTCATACATCCATTATACCCCTATTTGGGGAAATGATCCTTTGGATCGTAATCCCATTTTGGGGAAAAACATATTAGGATCGTAATACAATTTGGTAAATAGTATTTGACAATTTGGGGAAAATATGATATGGATCGTAATAGTATTTGGTGAATGAGTATTTGATATTTGGTATTTGATAGGGTGCCCCCAATTTGTGCCCTCAGCTGGACTCGAACCAGCACTGAATGGATTTTAAGTCCACTTCCTCTGCCATTGGGATATGAGGGCTAGGCTAATTACCTATTATCTGATTCGTCTAACATCTCTTCAAGAGACTCAAACATTTCTGAATCTGATAAACCTAATGCTTCTAACAATAGAGAATAACTTTCCTCAATGTATCTTTCAGCAATACCAGTTGGGGTTGCTAGGTCATTTGAGAAAGCATACGCAAGTGGCAGACCCAAATCATTATACTCAATGAAATCTGAGAACTCTTCGTCTTGGCGATAATTACTCCAAAGCTCTCCGAGTATCTCACACTTCTTAGAAAAGTGGTTCGTGGGTGTGTCTGACATCTATGTTCTCCTTCTCGAACTCTGCTGATTCTGCTACAAGGATTAGTCTGTTGTAAGAAATTGTTGGAAAGTATCTTGCCAAATAAATCCCAACCTCATCTAAGTCTAACCTCACATCAGAAACAACTGTTGCTAATTTCTGTGCTGCTTTTTCTTCTTCTGTTTTTATTCGTCTCATAGGTCTCCTCATTATACCAGAAATGGGAAAGGGGTACAAGTCCTGAAACCTGTACCCCCCTTTTCTCATTTACTGATTAGCGAGAGGAAACCCTAACCCCTTGCTTCAGTGCGGTAAGTGAGATGTTATCTACGAACTTACCATCCTTACGTAGGACCACACGCTGACTCATACCGTAGCGTGTATCCCAAGTCTCTAGGTATGGGAAGGTTTTTGCTTTGTTTTTCTTTGCCATTTTGTATCTCCTAAGGGTTGTTGATTATTATTGGTTTTTTGTAGCTGTATCAATTGTACCGTATTCAGTTATGTTTGTCAAGTCCTAGAATAGAACTTCATCTTTATATTTAGGAAGCATTTCAAAGATAAACTTTAGTCTATCTGATAGTACCTCCCACTTCTCAAATATAAAGCCATCTAATCCATACCATGTATCTACTTCATTGTCAAAGTAGGGGTCGTTATCGATTAGAAACTCTTGCTCTTCTGGTGTGAGCTGGATCGGAACTGTTACCTCTTCCGTCGTCTGGCCAGTGTATTCGTAGACATGTATATACCATGGGCCAAAGAACCTGTACTCACCATCTGCGTCAAGGTCCTCCAGCTGGTAGATGTTTAGGTCATAGATAAACTTGTCTCTATCTGCATTGGCATTCCTCTTGAATCTGCCATAACCTTGTGATACTGGTTTAGTCTGCATACCTAGTAACCCTTCCGTATCCTTCGCATTCTTCACAGTCTGCTCTTCCCATCTCGCCATCTTCATAGCCTTCTTCGTTATAGCATACACACTCTTCTTCTGTGCTAACAATGATTTCGTATTCCGTGTCATCATCACAAGAATTTTCGGTAATGTAATAACCAATCCTGTTTACATAGTGATAACCACTGCTAACATAAGAACAGTAGTCTCCATCAGCATAGGTCCAAACATTGCGTGGGTCCTGAGCTAACACATAGTCTAGCTCTTCGCCATAAGTCTCAAACATAATTTCGTCTGAGTCATTACGGAAATGATTCTTTATAGGTTTGAACTGTTCTTCAAACTCTTTCCAAGTTAGGGATTCATACATACCTGACATTATACCCTCTTACCCTTGTATAAGTCAATACCCAATCCCTTATTAATTTTCTTACCACAGAACGTACATGCTCCATAGCTATAGTAATGCATGTGCTTACTCATCTTCGTCTCCTACCCAGTGCTCTCCAGTATAGTTATAGGAATTAACATCTATTGCGTACCCCCATAAATCTTCATCATCTTCTGCAAGGGCTAGAGCTTCTTCTTTGGAATCAGCTTCAACTGTAATCTGTTCCCAGTTGGTGTATTCTCTTTGTACTTTGAATTCAGGCATTTTGTCTCCTAGGGTTGATAGAGCAATTATCCCACAATCTGGGGGAAAAGTCAATGACTTCGTAAAGGTTTTTTAGTAGATAACTATCTTGTTATAAGTGGGGCACCCCTTGCGGGGCGAGAGATCACTCCCTCACAAACTCCTGTTCACCTTCGCATAGTCTGCAAAACGGTGTACAGTCAAAGTTGCCTTCATGGTTAGGACATTCAACAATCACTTTTCTCCAAGGGTATTGAAGTTGTTGCTATCATAGGGGTCAATCATAGCTTCCCAATCCCCGTTAGGTAGGTCAGCGTGTGATTCAATAGCCAATTCAATTGCTTCATCTTCTGTTTCTGCTTCTACCCAATAGGTAGCACTATACTCTACTTGCCAAGTTTTCATTCAAAGAACCTATCTATTTCTTCATTGGTTAGGGATTCTATTTTAGCATTACCCTCCGACATTATGTTAGCCATAGCCTGTCTAAAGAACTCAGCGTCATCAATACTAAGATTATCTTTGATGAACTGAACGTCTGTTGCTAGGTCTCCTGTTACATGCTTTGTATCTAAATTATCAAAGTTCATCGCTGTCGTCCAATTCTGCTAGGGTTCCGTCTTTGCGTTCTACAAATCCTGTTGCGATTAGGATTTCTCCATTGTCCTCTTCGCCAAATACAGCATTAGGTAGGATTTCTAGGATTTTGCTCATTAGTTCATTCATTGTCATTTGTTTCTCCTTATGCTGTAATTGTAGCAGTATCGTCTGACATTGCTTTTAGGTATTCTTCATCTGTTGGCAGGTTGTCTAGGTCATACATAGCTACGATGTCATTATAGTTGCTAGTAAACTTATTAGTAGAGAAGTCTACTTCATAGATACCCTCGCAAAACAAACTGTCATTAGCAAAGTCTGTATTATCAACAGTCTTGATAACATTGGTAGCTTTAGCAACTACCTCTAGGATACCAACACCTGTATCCCTGTGTAGTCCAGGGTATGCATTTAGGAAATCCTTATTCTCCCAATCAGTAGACTCATACTGCTTATACAGCGTATCTACTTCCTCATCACCAACAAACTGGACAAGGTCTAGCTTTACATTTAGCAGCTGCTGATTGTATTCATCTCTTAGAAACTCTAGAGCTTGGATACCTGAATAGCTAGGGTAGCCATCCCATTGTCCGTATTGAGCAATCTTAGTCTCACCTAGGTTATTCTTTACTACTGTTAGATTTCTGGTTCCCATTTGGGTTCCTTTCTTTTAGGGTAGTATCATTTTACACCTACCTACCGACAAAAGTCAAGACAATTCGGGAAAATTTTTATGATCTTCTTAAAGTATTTTTGTTAGTTAAATATCTTATTATTAGATGGGGCCCCACATTTTTGAGTGATGGGCAGTTTCAACTCATGCCCAGGAGTGTTAGGGTTATGCCATTACGCTTTGAACAATTCTCATCAAACGATTTTTTTCTGCGTTGATGACTGGGTCAAAACCAGAAGCACCCGCAAGAATAGTTTCTGTTTGTCCCTTGCGACCAGCTCTGTGCCAGTCTAGTCTTTCGGTTAGAGCGTTCAATGCTCCCCAAGCGGTTCCGCTAATTGTGTTGTTGAAATCTCCAACATAGATGTCGTTGATAAGGTCAATCTTGTTAGCGTGTTTGGTGATTGAAACTTTTTTGCTGTCATCATTTGGCGTTGGATAAGCTAACTCAACAATCTTGTCAAACTGTGCTTTAGTAATTTCAGTTTCAATCATAGCACTTGCCATCTTGTCGAACTCATCCATGTATTGGTTAGCCAATCCCAATGCTTCACGAGCAACAGCAACTTTACCCTGTGCTGTCTGTGTGTGTCTAATCTTGAATGACTGCTTTACTGAACCATTACGACCACGATTACCAAGAGCAAGGTTTAGAGTGTTAGCACATACAACACGAACTGGTGTGATACTTGCCTGAATGGCAATAGAACCATCATGGCTAGTGTTTACAAGAAGGTAAGTGTTTATCTTGTCGGACACCCCGTTAGGGTCAAGAACTGTTTCACGCTCAAGAGCAAGAGCACCAAAGACAACACGACCACCCTTGATTGAACCTGCTGTTTCCCAACGACCACCATTATCTAAAAGGTTGTCTGCGAAATCAAACAAGTCCTCATTCTGTAATGGAACATAACGTTCACCAACAACACCAAGAACGTCCTTATCTCCTAAGGTAAATGGGTTATCTCTAACAACAAAAGAATAATTCTTGTCGGAACTAAACTGGTTAGGAATCTCTACATCTTCTAGACGAACATTCCAATTGTTTAGTTTAGCTTTCTTTAGCATTTCTGCTGTGGATACTTCCTCATTGAATACAGTTCCCAAGCCATGCCAAGCTGGCTCTCTGAATGAAGCAAATGCGGTTTCTCCGTTTACTGATTCTAGCAAATGTGCCATGTTTTCTACTTTCTTTAGGGGTGGATTCTAATAAGATAATTATCTCACCAACCACCGACAAAGTCAAGCCTGGGTTTATTCGGGAGGTTCTTAAAGGTCTTCGTAAACACTTGACAAAGCTAGCAAAATGGGGGCCGCCAATGAATGGCCAGTTTTACGTCATAGCCAGGACGGTAGTACATTCTAGAAAGGAAGTAAGAGAATGCACTACAGATCTTCGTCGTCCTCATTATCTTCAAACTGAGCAATGACGTTGACAAAACCATCGTGCCCGATTGAGCTATCACTGTAGACTGCATTGATAAATTTTAGTCCGCAAGAATTCTTGTACCATGTCATTGCAACTGTGGCCATTTCTGCAGGGTCCAGCTGTTCAGAGGTGATTAGGCTATCAGGGTCATTCTCATCGCCATATCCATAGCTCCGCTGTAAAGCTACCTGTTCATCATCCATCAGGATATAAATTTTATGACATGTGTCCCAAGCAATAGCCTTTGCTTCGTTGGTGTACTCTCGGACATCCCAGTAAGCTTGCTCTGTATCCAACATCGTTTTCCTTTCGTTGTTTGGGGAGAGCAGTTTTACAACTTGCTCAGGTTGTATCCGCTTCAGCTTTAGGTGATTGCTCACTCAGTATTTGTGCGGATAAGTTTTAGATTAGTTCCATTACAGACGAGTATGAACTAGCAGAAACTTCTTCCTGTGTAGTCATACGCAATACCTTGAGATTACGCTCTAGGATTTGCTTGCGTGTCTGGTGTTCACGACCAAACCACTCTTTTTCATTTGGCTTGCTTGGTTCTTCTGGTTTCTCAGGGAAACCCTCAATAGAGTCCTTATCAAGTATCAACTCTACCTTGCCATTGTAAGCGTGGTTGATACGGATTAGGCTGTCATAGTCATAGCCAATGTTTGCTGCGTTCTTGCTAATGAAACTAGAAACAAACTTAGCAACACTCTCCTTGTATGCGACTGTTTCTACCTCATACTTCTTGCGGTCTGTTGCGTAGTTTGTAATTGCTTCGTCAATCTTAGCAATAGATTTCTCTATGTCTGAGATTAGTGCTGATACTGGGATTTTTACTGACATTGTTCTAGCCATAAGTTATTGCTTCCTTTTCTTGTTGGGTTATTAGGGTTGGGCAGTTTTATCTGATACCCAGCAGAGAGGGATTACTTGTTTACAGTAGTCCAGCGTGGCTGTCCATTTACATCAAGACGAACTCGGAAAGAGCCAGTCTTGTTCTGGATTACTTCCTGAATTGTGCCAACAACACCAGACTTAGCGGTGGTGAACTGTGAGCCAACAGTTAGAGTGTTTTCCATTTTGCTTCCTTACACCTAACAGAGTTAGGATTTGTCTATTTGGATTACCAACTTTTGTTGATACCACCATTGTAGCGGATACCACCGACATTTGTCTACCCTTTAGACCAAAAGAATTATAACGATTCGGGGGGAAAATCGTTATCTTCATAAGGTTGACATTGGCTAGATTTTGTGGGGCCCCTCCTGGGGATCAGATTATTCCCGCATAAAAAACATTGCTATCAAAAATGCAATCATTAGAATGTGATAGCCCTGCATCAATCCTCATCTTCATAGTCATCTACACACCAAGCATCAAGTCTGAGAGATTCAATTGCTTGTGAGGCAGACACACTTGTTGAGCCATCACGCCATCTAACTTGGAATGGCTCTCCATTACGGTCTACTCCATCAAACGGTAATTCAATTAGACGGTTGTAGTCCTCTTCCCAATAAGCGTCAATAGCTGCTACTGCTACAGGAATCATTA